GTTTTTGTTCCTTTGCAATCTTCAAGACCTTCCGGGCGAATGGGCCAAGTATCGGCGTATTGGCATCTGTGCACACAAGGGACTGGCATTTCTGGATGAGCTTTGCTTCGTTAGTGATTGTCAGTTTTGGTGTCAGGTGCAACTTAATAGCCTGTCGGCGGATGTCGCAAGTGGAGTTAGGGTCTCCAGCCCATGGATTGGTGTAGTATCGTGATAAGAAATTAACCCCTGTGTTGTGCTTAAGGATAAACTCGCCGGTGGCAACATGGCCAATGTCCCGGCAAGCAGCCTTGTATTCAGGGAGCGGTACGTCGCGCAGCAGTCCATCATCACCACCGGCGACCATGCCGGTTTGAAGCACTTTCCATGCTTCCTTCGGAGACTTGCCCATGCGCCTGAGGGCGAGGTAGCCTGCAAAGAGGGTAATGAATGTGTTGAACGCAGATGTCTCGGGTGAGCCAGATTGGCGGATCATTTCGGTTAGGTAGATCACTTCTCCCAGCCTGGCTTTGTTGCCATACTGGGCCCGGAGGCAGTCGCGCACTTTTGCACGGTGTGGCGCGCCAAAGGCACGCATCGCTATCGCCTGTTCAAGGAAGCGGTTAATTTCAGATACTCGTCCGTCGCACTTGGACAAATCCGTGAGTAGAACCCCGGCCTCCGCATTTTCGCAGATATGCGCCACTCTCTGGGCGATGTCTCGCGGAACGATGCCAAACGCATAGAACTTCTGTTTCTTGAGTACCACATCACATAGTGAGTACATTATTTGAGAATATTCCAATTTGTCTAGCTCCGCTATCTGCGTGATAATGCGGGCAGGTTTGAAGGTATGGTAGACCTCGCGCTTCATGAACGTCTTCAAAGTAGCTCGCCGGGCGGGCGGGTTACTATTCAAAGCCCGGTTCAAGGCTGCGCGCTGCGAAGGTCTGGGTTGTCTTTCTAATACCTCTTCTACGCCTACCTCGTTGACAGTGCCCGCGATGCTATCGGGGACCATGAATTGTACAAACTCACGGACATACCCCAACATCTTGAGGGGTACGGCACTGACAGGGATGAGGCGTTTTGCATCAAGTGGCTCTGACGGCTTGTGTTTTACAGCATTGACCCTCGCGCGCACCGCTTCTGCGTCATTTCCCGCGCTTCTTTGCGGGGCATGAGCTCCCAACACCAATGGCTTCATGAATGGTA